TAGAATAAGAAATAGAAATAGAAATATAATAATATAATAATATATATATTATATACAAAATCCACTCACATACTATTTCACAATTTTACAACAATACATTTATACAACTTGTGAATGTAAATCATTTAGCAAGTATCTGGAAATTAAATCTTGTTCTACCATAGGCATAGGATTTACCCTTGTGCCTGATAACACATCACAAAGGGTTACAGGGTAAAACTTGTTGTTGATATATGCCTTTAGTCCAAAACTTTCTGATAGACAGAGAATGAACTTAACGCAAGACTTGCGGGGAGCTTGTAACTCGAAGTAGTGGTCATGGAAAAGGAAAACACCGTAGCGGTCAGTGCGGCGCGGAACTTTGATAGCGAGTTCATATTCAAGATTGAATGACGGCGGGATTTTCTTCCAGAGAGAAAGAGAAGAACGGGAACGGACAGAAAACTCTTTATTGAAACGTGGCAGCCAATCTTTCAAGAATGCGTTAGCGGACTGATTGTCATGTATTCCCAGACGACGGAAGATGTACGGAAGATTATCTTGTAAAGTCCCCCAGAGCCTTTCTATGCGGCCTTTCCCCTCTGCACTTAAAGCGAGAATTACTTCAATGTTTAATTTCTGGCAAATGTCGTTGAAGTGAGTATTGCTAGATTTTTCATACTGCAATCTTTCTTCAAGTGTCTTATGTTTTGGAGTGGTAACGAAAGAAGAATGACGGTCGATGTAAACAGCCCTCATAATGCCGTAATTTTCAAAGGTTTGTTTTAAGACCTGATTATAACCTAAGCGGCATTCATTATCGCAGAAATAAAGACCGGTTACTATGTGCCTGGCGTCATCAATAGCACCATGAAGATTTGTGTAAGTGCCATTTAAGAACCAATCGTGTTTGCTTGCGTCCATTTGGACTAGTTCACCTGTACAGGCTCTTTCTTTTCTGCTCTCATGTTTGACTTTTTGGTGTGGCCTATATTCCTTTCCAGATTTTACACCTTTATTTTTCATTATCCATCTTAAAGAAGGTAAAGGTATTTCTATGTGTTCAATATCCCTTAAACCCCGCCAGAAAGCCGCAAAGGGTGCGCCTTCATAATATTTATGATAAAGATAAATTATGTTGTTAATAAACGTGTCGTTATACTTTCTGTTATACCCCGGATGTGAAGGACGTTTAAAAACCGATGATCCGTAGAGCTTGTAACGGTTCTTTAGTTTTAAAACGTTTCTGGGGGCAATCCCTATTTTCTGGGCGGCTTGTAAAATGGTGATTTCACCTTTACAACACATGGGGATATAGAGTGATTTTCTATACTGTTTCTGTTCGTACTCAGTCATATATAGTCCTTCCTTCCCACCCAATAAAGAAAAGCAAGTATAAATTAAACCTGAAAAACAAAAAAAGCAAATTTTTCCTCAGATTTTTGAATTAATACTTGACATTCACAAAATTAACATCTAAAATCTAAGCATAAACAGGTACGAAGTGTTTATACATGATTTTGGATTTAATTTTCTTTCGGGAAAATAAATTATATCAACCCTCACTAGTTCGTACCTGGTGAGGGTTTGTTTTTTTAACCAAAGGAGTTCTACATGAAGAACAAGTACGAGAAACTGATGTACAAGGCAGAGAGATTTGAACAAAAATCTTTGAAGTCAAACTCTGACAAGAAACGCTGGAAGCTGCAAGACAAAGCAGACCACTACAAAGAAATGGCTTATAGCCTTTGTCTTGATGAAATCAAATAAAAAGGAGTGTGAACAATGGCTAGTATTGTTATGGTAATTGGGCAGAGTGGAACGGGTAAAAGTACTTCTCTGAGAAATTTTAAGAAAGGTGAAGCAAGCGTTATCAACGTTTCTAAAAAGCCTATGCCTTTCCCTTGTGAAATCCCAGTAGCGAATGTAGGAAGCTACAAGACAATTAAAGAACTGATGTTAAAAACATCTTCACCAGCAATCATAGTTGATGATTGTACTTACCTTATTGTCAATGAATACATGGCGAATGCAGATGTAAAAGGTTATGACAAGTTTACAAACATGGCTAAAAACTTCTGGGATTTTATGAACTTCTGCATAACAGAACTTCCAGACGACAAGATTGTGTATTTCTTAGGTCATAGCGAAAAAGGCGAAGATGGGCGGGAACACTTCAAGACTGTAGGAAAAATGCTGGATCAAACTGTAGTTTGTGAAGGTTACTGTACAGTCGTATTAAAGACTGTTGTAGAAGATGGACATTACTACTTTGCAACAAAGAATAACGGTTATGACACAGTAAAAACCCCTATGGGTATGTTCAAGGATGAACGCATAGACAACGACTTGAAACTTGTTGATACCACAATGCGTTCTTATTTCAAAATCTCAAACAAAACAACAAAGGAGAATAAATAATTATGTTTGGCGAAGGATTTAAACACATGGATTCTAGTGAAATGTTGGAAGAAGGCTACTACAAGGCAAAAATCAAGAATGCAGAAATCAAGAATGGCAACTATGGAGATTATATCCAGGTTGAAGTTGATGTAGAAGGACACCCAAATTGTAATCCTCACATCTTTCTTTTGAACGACAGCCCTAAAAAGGGGTTTGGTTCGTTCTCTCTGGAACAGGCAATGGAAATGTGGTGTAAGAATATGACAATGTTCTTCACAAACTTCCAGATTCCAGAGGGCGACTTCGTGCCATCTCATTGGGTTGGAAAGGTGGGAGAAATTACTGTAAGGCAGCAGAAGAAAAACCCACAGTACAACGAAATCGTTCCTTATAAGACAAAGATTGTTAAGAAAGCTGCTGAAAAGAAAGAAGCTCCAGACAGTAACAACAAAGAAGAATTTCCAGAAGATATACCTTTCTAATCTAAAATTGGTAAATCCCAGAGAGTAAGACGAGGAGTAAATCTTATTCTCTGGTTGCAAGTTAGCCCTTTAGTAAGTTTTTGGGGGACACTCACGAAAGCACCGGCCTTAAAAATGTGAGTAGTTGCGAGAGTTAGAAAAAACTTTTTTTTGTAGGAATTGGGAGAATGAAAAAACAAGTTAAGAATGACGGTTTTAAAATGTGGTCGAACTATGTTGAAGCAATCGACAACTTCACAAAAGGTAATGATGAACAGTTTGGCCGCTATATGAGAATTATCTGCGAATATGGCATTTACGAAAACGAAATCGCAGAAACAGAAATCGAAAAGTTATTTTTTACAGGCATTAAATCAAGCATTACCGCTTCTATCCAGAATATTAAAAACGGCAAGTCAGGCGGAAGAAAAGCCGCAGAAGATACAAACAAATTAAATAAACCAACACTTGAAGAAGTAAAAGCATATTGCGAAGAGCGAAAATCACAAATTGATCCGGGTGCATTCTTTGATTACTACGAAAGAAACGGCTGGGTTTACGGCAAGAATAAAACACCAATAAAAGATTGGAGAGCTTGTGTTAGAACCTGGGAAAGAAACGACAATAACAACACTATTTCAGACCTTCACACAAAAAATGACGGGGATTTATTATGAGAGTTTTTACAGAACCAACAATCGACATAGCAAAGAATACTTGTGCTGGTTGTGGCAAAGAGTTTGAGCAACCCGCCTTGATTTCAAGTTTTGGAATTATCTTAGGCAGATTTTGTGATGAATGTATAGACAAAGAGGACAGAAAACAAAAGGCAATCGAAAACAAACGGAAGGAGAAAAACAAGATGGAATGGTTAGAAAAAATCGGTGTAAAGAAAGGTTACGAAAAAGCAACACTCGAAAATTACATTCCCGGAACAGTAACACAACAAGAAGCCCTTATCGCTTGTAAAGAGTTATTAAATGGCGACATTACAAAACTTTTGCTTTTAGGTTCTAACGGTGTCGGAAAAACACATCTTGCTTGTGCTTTGACAAAAATAATGAGTGGTCGCCTTATTACCGCTTATGAAATGTTTGCCTTATATCGTTCTTGTTTTTCTGGTCAAAATAGCGAAATAGATTTACTTCATAAGTTCAAGACCTACCCTTTACTTGTTATAGACGAGTTTGGAAGAACCAAAGGAAGTGAAGCAGAAGAAAACTTCCTGAGTGCAATTCTTGACGCCAGGCACTCAGACGGCCTTCCCACAATGATTATTTCAAACCTTATTTTAAAAAGAAATTGTGTGTTTTATAAAGCTGATGAAAAGTCTTGCGAAAAAAGAAAATGTAAAAACTGTATTGAAATGTGGCTTACTTCTGATTTGATTTCCAGACTTAAAGAAAACTCAAAGATTATTTGTATCGAAGGCGAAGATTACCGTAGGAGAAACAATGAAAAATAAATCGGGAATACCCATGACAGAAGAAGCAAAGAAAGAATGGGAACAGGCATTTAAGGACATTGAAGAAAGTATAGAAATGTTGGATTTGCAAGAGAGTATGAATAATCCCTATGCAAAGTATTTGAAGCTGAAACAACAGGATTTATTTTAAAAATGAAAAAGTGGGAAATAGAAGGACAGCAAGAATTTGATTTTGCAGATTGTTACATCCAGAACTATCCCCCACTAGATTTGAGTAAGTATGCAAAAGACAGAAACCTTGAGTTTTACAAATTACAAAATGATTTGTTGCTTGAATACAACAGAACAGGAAAAACAGACACAAATATCTTGTGGAAGATGTTCCCTTATATCGAGGGTGTTGTGGAAAGCATAGCAAAGAAAAAAGTTTGTGTCGGTTGCAAGGTTCCAGATTTTGAGGGGAAGAGTTTTGAAGCGAGTTTACGTGTAATGAGTTATTACCAGAAGTTCCCATACTTTAGGGCAAAGAAACTTGAAAACGTGGTTTTCCATAAAGTCAGGGAAGTTTTTCTGGATAGCAATTTACAGTTGAACGAAAGAACAAGGGATTTTGACTATGTTCTGGAATTGGAACAGGAACGGGAAAAAATAGAAATGGGGGAATATGAAGATGTTTAGCGAAGAAACTGAAAGGTTGGTAACTGACGCCGTTGTAGCGGAAGTTCAAAACGCAAAAAAGCATGGTGAGAAATATAACTCTAACCATGAAGGTTATGGTGTTCTTCTGGAAGAAGTAGACGAAGTAAATGTCGCTTTGGGATTTCTGGAAGAACATAAAAAAGCATTGTGGCAGATGGTGAAAAGTGATTGTGATAGTGGAATAAAAATTGAACTTACACACATTCTTTCTTGCGCTATTGATGTTGCAAAAGAAGCTATCCAGGTTGCCGCCGTTGCTTATAAGTTCAAAGGAGAGAATTAAAATGTCAGAGTTTAAATTTGTGCCTGATACATCAAGATTATTTACAACACAAGAAATCGCAATAGCTTGTAATTGTACTATACCTACAGTTAGAGGATTTGCCAGAAAATACGGTTTTGAACCCCAGCAAGTACAAAAATGCGATGAAGGTAAAAAGGCGGTTTGGGATTTTGCTTTTTACAAAGCATTCAAAGACTATATGCAATTAAGCATGGCAAAAAGAAAGGAAATGAATAAAAAGGCAAAAGAAACAATTCCAGAACCTACTAACTTAGAAGAGCTTAAAAGACTTCATCCACACGTTACAGACACCCGATGTTTTAGTCTTAATTGGTGGCCCGAAGTTATTCCTGAAAATCTAAAAGAATACATGAATTAGGAGAGAGAAAATGCAGAATTGGGACAGTTGGAAAAGTTCAAAAGAGCTTCCAAAATTAAACACAAGAGTAATTGTTGTTCCAGATAAAAATACACCTTGCTGGGTATGCCCGGATGGATATGCTTATCTTGAAGAGTTTTGTGTAAGTGGCAAAAAAGAACAAGGGTTCTTTGCTTACCATGATGGCAGCAGATATTTACTTCGTGTGGATAAATGGTGCTATGAGTTTGATCCAGACATTGACTTATTCAGAAAAGCAAAATGGGAAATCACAACACAATCGGCAGCCGATACAGAAAATAAAACCACAACGGAATGTCAGTTGTTTTCTGCATTCAAAATTGGACTTGCGCTTTTATCACAGCAGAAGGAAGTTACACCTATTTTTCAAAATGGAGTTTACTTTTTTTCTGGTGATGATTGGGAAATAAAAATAAAAGAATTGGAGGAATAGAAAATGATTGGTTATAAAGCTACAGACAAAAACGGATGTTGTAGAGGTTTTAAATTTGAGGTCGGAAAGACTTACACAAAAAACACACCAAAAGAAAAGCTAGAATGTTGTACAGATAAGGTGTTTCATTTTTGCAGAGAACTTTTTGCAATTGAAAAAGAAAGTAGTTACAAACTTTCTGAAAGCAGAATCTTTGAAGTAATTGCGGGAGATTACGTTAGAAGCGGTGACAAGTACGGAACGAACTCATTAACAATTCTTCGAGAAATAGAGGGCGCGGAGAAATTAGAGTTAATAAACTCTGGCGATAGGAACTCTGGCGATAGGAACTCTGGCAATTGGAACTCTGGCAATTGGAACTCTGGCAATTGGAACTCTGGCAATTGGAACTCTGGCAATTGGAACTCTGGCGATAGGAACTCTGGAGATTGTAACTCTGGCAATAGGAACTCTGGCGATAGGAACTCTGGCAATTGGAACTCTGGCGATAGGAACTCTGGCAATTGGAACTCTGGCAATTGGAACTCTGGTTTTTTCAATTCTAATGAACCTAAAGTTAGAATGTTTAACAAAATGACAGATAAAGAAAGAAACGAAATAAACATTCCTTGTTGGTGCTATTTTGATTTGACTATATGGGTATCACACGACACAGCAACGGAAGAAGAAAAAGAAGTTCATAAAAAGGAAATTGAAATTTGCGGCGGATTTTTAAAAACTCTTGAATACAAAGAAGCGTGGCGCTTGGCATGGAATAAAACAAGTGTTGATGAACGTAAAAAACTGTTTGCACTTCCTAATTGGAATAATGAGGTATTCAAAGAGATTACAGGAATTGACGCAGAAAAGGAGATTAACAAATGATTTGTTGCAAAAGTTACCAGGATATTCCAGAAGATCCTAGATATGCGGGACCAGATACAGAAGATTACTTTGATATGTTTCTTACAGAATTTTACAAAAGAAACGGCATAAAAGATTTATCTGATGATAATTATGAAATAGTCCGCCGCTGGTGGTATGAGTTTGTAAATGGGCGGGGCGAAGAATGGGACTATGGTTGCGACATGACTTTAGAAGAAATGTTTGCAGAATTAAAAGAGTATGACGAAAACAGAGAAAAGCATACTTGCGAAACTTGCGAAAGAAAAAGGGATGATATTTTCTGTTCACATTGCCGTACAGGTTGTAACGATGATTACACACTTTCTGATTATTGGCATAGTTACACCCAGAAAGAACAAAGGCTCTGGAAAAGAATAGACCAGCTACAGAAAGATAAAAATGAACTAACAGATAAGTGTAAAGAACTTGAAAAAGAAAATGCAGAACTGAAAATACAGAATACAAATGCTTATCTTAAAGTACTTGAAATGCAAGTTGCGAAAGACAGTCATAGAGATAGGGCTAATAAGATACAAGACCAACTCACCAAAGCAAAAGAAGTAATGAATATAGCCATAGAAGGAATTAAATGTTGGGGTATTGTTGGTGGTACTGAAAGACCTTTTGAAAAGCAGGCAGAAAAGTTGTTCAATTTGTTTTTGGATAAAGTAGAGCAATTTATAAGCGAGGTAGAAAAATGATTAAAAGAATATGTGATTGTTGTGGTGCAGAAATCAAGAAGGAGTTTGTAAAGTTTCATATCAATTGGAATATGGCTGATGTTGTTAGTGGAGAAACTAAAAATAAAAGAGAAACATATTCACTTGAATATTGTGAAAAATGTTTTAGCGATGTGTTAGAAAAATTAGGTCTTGAAACTAAGGAGTAAGGATATGGTTGAAATAATTACAATTGGAAACATCACCTATTATCTGATTAATAAAGTGTTGGTTGCTTATGCAAAGGTAAATGACCCTTATCAAATTAGTGGAGATAACACAACTTCAATGTTGTAAGGAGTAGATTATGTTTGAGAAAGAAGCAGAAGAAAATAATGGGGCAAAATGGTTGCAGAACTCATAGAGGAAATTTTATACAGGTTGATAGTGAACTTATTCAGATTTTGCAGATGTTTGTTTTTATTTAGGTAAAATCCTACGTTGTAGGTAAAAATAAATCTTGTTCGCTATAATTCAGACGTAAAACGAATTAAAAAGATTTATATACATTTAGAGATAATAAGGGATGTGGCCTTTCTGGGAAGTTTTTCTGGAAAGGTCTTTTTTTTGTTTTCACATGGTTTTATACATAGTTTTACATAAAACTAATATTGTATGCCATTCGAGAAAGGAAAAACGGCTCACGATCCAGAAAGCGAAAGAAAGCGAGCGGAAACAAAAAGATATAACAAACTCATTAAAGGTGATATTTTCGATGAAATCAGAAAGGCTTTTATAAACCCTGTAGACGGTTCAAAGTCACCTTTCTATCAAGATTTTATCAAGAAATATGTACAGCTCGGAATTGATAAACCAGAAAGCACCGCCGGGCAAATGATAGCTTCTCAGATATTCCAGGAAGATATTATCTCTAAGTTGGATGAACAAACAGAGAAGTTATTAGCTAAAGATGTAGATTTCACACAATACCGATTACAAAAACGATTGATTAAAAGACAAAAGGAAGTTTTCAATGATTTTGTAAGTCCTAAAATTGCGGTCATGTGTTCCAGACGTGCGGGAAAAACAGAAGGCAATAGCGACATAATCAATAGAGTTGCAGCCGTTCCAAACTCACCTATTTTGTATATCAATTTGACATTCGATAATGCTATCCGCCAGATGTACAACAGGGTTATTACAGAAGCCAAAAGAGCAGAAATTCCGATTGAAAAAGAAAGTAAATCTGCTGGCTATATTCAGTTTGCAAATGGTTCTAGCGTTTTATTCAAGGGCAACAAAGACAAGGCAGAAGCAGACAAAATGCAAGGTGATAAATATCGCCTAGTCATAATTGACGAAGCACAATCACAGTGTAATATGCTTTATCTGGTTGATACAATTATCCGCCCGATGTTGGCAGATTATTCAGACAGTCAATTGATTTTGACCGGAACCCCACCTAGAAGAAAAGGCACATTCTTTGAAGCTGCCTTTAATAATCCAAGGTGGACTACTTATTCCTGGTCTATGTTTGAAAATCCTTATGTGCCAGATCCAGAACTCACAATTCAAGAAATCTGCAAAGAAAAAGGTGTAGATAGGGATAGTGCATTTATTCAACGTGAGTTTTACGGAAAGATTGCTTATGATACAGAAGCCCAGATATTCAAGGGATATAAAACTTACTCTGGTGTTGTTCCGCCAGAGTTTATACCAACACATATATACGTCGGTGTAGACTTTGGATTTGCAGACTATAACGGTATTGTAACAATGGCCGCTAATGTTGAACAAAGACAGGCTTATATTATTTATGAACGAAAGTTTAATAAAGCGACTGTTACAGAAATTATAGATTGCGTTCGAGAAGGATTTGAAAACGGTAAAAGATTACTGATTGAAAGAAATCCAAACGCAGATTTAAGCAATTGCCAGATATTCACAGATACTAACGAAAAATCAATAACCTATGATTTATCCCAGACTTACGGATTGCCCGCTTATTGTGCATACAAATATGACAAGGCCCTAGCCATTGAACAGTTAGCAGAAGAATGCAGAACCGGCCGTATTCTTAATATTGCAGACGGTGAAGTAGTCAATGAGTTTGAACAAACATTGTATAAACGTGATGACCTAGACAACATCACAAGTGAAATTGATGATGGTTATCACCCAGATATTACAATGGCCTTGCTCTATGCTTCCAGACAATATTTCTATGATTGTGGAATAGAAGCTGGTGGAGAAAGCAAGAATAAACAGTCAGGACAATTTTAATAATCTATATTTAAACATTCTTGTTTAAAAAGTGTTTGATTTTGTACACAGTTCCTAAAAATGCCCTACAATGCCCCTAGAATTGAAAAAATAGGGGGTATTTGGTTAAAAAGGTATAACTTATCATTTAAGGGGTAAAGTGTGTTGTGTGCAATCCTAGAGCGTATTTTACCTATAACTATATTTTACTAATGAATTAGACATAACTTTCAGTCCTGTAAAACAACTCTTCGTTTTGCCCTTACTAGTTCCCAATTCCTAGTAAGGGCATTTTCTTTTTAACTAATGAAGTATGAATGTTAGACAGATTAGAAAGAATGTTACAAAAAATTATTTGTTGTTTCCGCTTGAAATGTACACACATATCTGCGGAAGTGTTGTTATTACGGCCTATATACTTTCAGAAGAAAAGCCAGATGTAAAAGAGCTTAGAAAGAAATGGAAGTATGTTTTAAGACATGGTTTAGGTTTTGACTTTTCAGACCCGGACTACATTAAGAAAGTTTGTGATTTATTCGGTGTAAAAATGTTTCCTCTGGATCAAGCTGCTTTTGTTCAGAGCGAATATAATGCTTTAATTTGCCCTTATCTTGAAATTGAAGAAGGGAAAAAATCTATTTTACCACTTAGAGAGGATGGTTTATTCGCCAGAACTTTAAGAGTAGGAAAGATTTATCCTTTATCAGATAAGGTTGAAAAGGTGGTTTAATATGGGTGTTTTTAATAGCATAATGGAGAAAGTAAAGACTAAGTTTAATGGCACTTCTCCAACAAACATAGAACAACAGAGCAAGATAGATAATGCTCTAAGCAATAATAAAACTATTACAATCAATTCTCCAAAATCGGAAAGATACACCTATCTTCCTGGAACGGCTGGAAAATGGCTTGAAAAGTTTAAGCCAGAAAGCAAGGAAGAAAAAGACACTTTAGCACCTATCGGATTTTTTAGAGTTGGTGAAATTGATAATGAAAGACAAAAGAAGATTGCAGAACGTATAAGGGCAGCAGCTTCTTTGATGAATCAGAAAGAACTTACACCAGAACAGGAAAAACTTGTAACGGCTCAGGCACAAAGAGAACAGATGTACACTCAGGACATACCTTCTACCGCTATCAAGAAAATGAAATACGACCCTAGAACAAAAGAGTTATGGGTAACTTTCAACGGTTCTAACAAAAAGTATTGGTATCCTAGAGTTCCTAAAGAAAAGATTGAAGAAATGATGGCAGCACCTTCTAAGGGTGAATATTTCTTGAACAACATACACGACCAATACTCAGTAAATTACCAATTGCATGGAACTCACTCACCACAGAGCAATAAAGCAAGTAACAGAGCAATTAAAAACATTTACAAGAAAATGCAGAAAACTTATAGCAAGGGTATGAAACAAGGCACAATGAAAGGAGTTTTGAATAAATGAGTTTAATTAAAGAAACGTTGCAATTTTACAAAGAAAGAAAGCTGGAAGAAAAGCAGAAGAAAACACTTTTGAAACACAAAATGGATTTTTCTTTACTTGAACAGTTTATCCAGAAATGCAACGAAAACCCAGATTTAAGAATCGATATACATCTTGTAGACGGTACACTTATAAACATGAAGTGTTACCAGAAGAAAGAAACACATGATTTAATCAACGGCAATATTTACGAGGTAAGATAAAAATGAGTATACCTTTAATTCAAGA